CACCATATATAGAATTAACTTATGATGAATGGCAAGAAGCATTAAGTACACGATGTAGAGTAATTGATGGTGTACACACAAATGTACCATACACAACGGAAGAAGAATCTCAGTTTGAATTAAATAATATTAGGAGAGAACGAGATGACCTTTTAATTAAATCAGATTGGGTGGTACTACCACATTCTCCTATCACGGGTTCTAAATTGGATGAGTGGATTCAATATCGACAAGATTTGAGAGATATAACTTCACAAACACCACCCTATACCTTACCAACACAACCAGAATAATTTTCGTTAAATAAAAAAAGTATATACTTATATATGAATATATAAAGTGGATTTTAATATGGAACAAAAAACAGAACAATTAGACAAGGAATTAATTGACAAATTAAAAGGAATTCAAGATGAACAAAATAATCTTGTAATTGCTTTAGGTCAAGTTGCAGTTCAAAGAAGACAATTTGAAAAAAGTCTTGATGAGTTGGATTCAAAAGAAGAAGAATTTGGACTAAGATTAGATAAGTCAATTAATGAGATGAACATCGAACTTGGTGAAATTGATAAGAAATATCCTAACGGGCAGATTGATTTAGAAAAGGGAATAATTATTTTCTAAAATATTTGGTATTCAAATAATTTTTTCGTATATTTGTATTGTGGTGTATTCACACTATAAATAAATTTGTTATGGATAAAAAAAGGTTATTATATGTAGCACCTCACCTTTCTACGGGAGGAATGCCACAATATCTTCTTACACAAATACAAGAATTTATAAAAGACTTTGATATACAAGTAATCGAAGTCAATAACCATTCAGGTCATGCTTTTGTAGTACAAAAAAATCAAATAAATGATTTAGTCAAACTACATACTTTAGGTGATGATAAATCTGAAATAGAATCTATTATAGAAACTGAAAAACCAGATATTATTCATTTCCAAGAAATACCTGAACATTTTTTACCACACCCATCTTTAGAAAGAATATTTGGAAAAGAAGATAGGAACTATAAACTTGTAGTAACTACTCATGGTTCAAAAACTGACCCAAACGAAATAAGATTTCATGCTGACAAATATATTTTAGTATCAGAATGGAGTAGAAGAAAGTTTGAACATTTGGGTATTGATACTGATGTGTGGGAATATCCAATCATAAAAAAGACTACAAACCAAAATGAAGCAAGAGAATCTTTGGGATTTGAAAAAGATTGGAAGCATGTAATTATGGTTGGTCTATTCACACCAGGAAAAAACCAAGGAGAAATTTTTAGAATTGCAAGACAATTAGAAAAATATAAAATAAAATTTCACTTCATTGGTAATCAAGCAGGAAACTTTGAAAATTATTGGAAACCTCTAATGGATAACAAACCAAATAATTGTATTGTTTGGGGAGAACGAAATGATGTTAATACTTTCTACGAAGCAGCAGACTTATTTTATTTTAGTTCAAACTTAGAACTAAACCCTTTATCAGTAAAAGAAGCATTGAGTTATGGGTTACCATCTATATTTAGAAAGTTAGAAACTTACTTAGATACATACGATGATAACTCATTGGTTACTTACATAGATGATGATTTATTAAAAACAAAAAAGATAATAATTGAATTACTTAAACCAGAATTCAATGAAATACCTGGTTGGTTTTCTTATGAGAAAACTTATAAAAGAATGGTTAAGGAATTTGATGATAATTCTACATTTGTAGAACTTGGTTCTTGGATGGGTAAATCATCAAATAAAATGGCAGAGTTAATTAAAGAATCTAAAAAGAATATTAACTTTACTACTATTGATACCTTTTCAGAATCTAAAGAAATTTCAAAACAAAATATTATAAAAGATTTTGATGGTGATGTTTATTGTGATTTTATAGATAATACATTAATTTCTAATAATAAAGATTCATTCAATGTTATAAAAGATACATCAGAAAATTCTGTAAAATTATTTGAAAACGATTCTATTGATTTTATGATGATAGATTCTGATTATCAATCTACAAAACAAAATTTAGATTTGTGGTATCACAAAGTAAAACCAGGTGGTATTATTGCGGGAGATGACTTTAATGTATTTAGTGAAGTAAACAAATCAGTTGAACAGTTTTTTTATAATCAAATTGCTATTGATGGTCATACATACTTGAGAAGAAAACCAAGGATTCAAGTTAAACACTTATTAACAAGACCTGATGATTTAAGGGAAACTATATCACAAAATTCCTTAAAACAATTGGAACGATATGGAATGGTTTACGAACCTATTATCAACGAGGTTTATGATGGGTTTCCACCAAAAGAACATTGTAGAAGACCCGAACATCTAAGTAAAGATAATAAACCCGGTGAACTTTATCCGGGTGCGGGATTGGGTTGGATTACTGGTAGACATTATGGTTGTTATCTTGCTCATAGAACTGCATTAGAAACAATTGATACTGATAACTTTGATTATACTTTGGTGTTTGAAGCAGATGGTTATTTGAGTGTAGGACTTGAAGAGTTTGTATCTATTGTACATAAAGCATGTTTTATTTCGGAGAGAGATAATGTTCCATTTATATCTTTCGCAAACAATGGTTCTCAATATAAAGAAACCATAGATGAGTTATTTACTAAGACTGGTCATAATCAAAATCTTGCTCATTGTTACCTAATACCAAATAGAGAAAAAGGTTGGTGGATGGACAGAATCAAAGATTGTGAATGGGATGTTGGTGACCTTTGGTTAAATCATGTTTTCTATACACACCCAAGACCAAGATACACTACAAATAAAGTTTACTCACTTCAAGCAGATGGGTTTTCTCTTTTAGATTTATATGATAAAAAATGGTCATAAATGATTTACGATAACATAAAAATAAACAAAAATAATATCAAAGAAATTCCAAGTGTAGATGGTGATACATTTAACATTCATTTTGTTAATGGTCCATACGCAGAAGTTGTTGGTAGTAGTGATAACGAATACTTGGTAAAATTTGTAAACCAAAAAACTGAACAAGTTTTATATGAAAACAAACTAAAACCTGGTCATTGGGCAAAATCAAATTTTGAATATTTTATAGATTGGAGAATTGATGTTTATAAAGAAGATGAATTAGTTTATACTCATAACTTAAATTTAGAAAATAAAAGAGTATTCATTGCCTTTGATTCAAAAGCACTTGGTGATACTTTAGCATGGTTTCCATATATAGAAACTTTCAGACAAAAACATAATTGTAAGTTAACAGTATCTACTTTTCATAATCATATGTTTGAGGAATACTATCCTGAACTTGAATTTGTAAATCCTGGTTCAACCGTACATAATTTATATGCTATGTACAAGTTAGGAATTTATTATACCGAACATAATAATCCAAACCCCTTATTAAATCCAAATAACTTTTTAGAACAACCACTACAAAAAATGGGTAGTGATATTTTGGGATTAGATTATGTAGAATTAAAACCTAAAATCTCAAGTGGTGATGTGGTTAAAGATGATAAGTTAATTACAATCGCACTTCATGGAACTGCTCAACCAAAATATTGGAATAATCCAACTGGATGGCAAGAAGTGGTTGATTGGTTGAATGGTAGGGGTTATCGAGTAAAATTACTTTCAAGAGAAGAAAGTGGATACATGGGTAATTCTCATCCAAATGGTATAGAGAAACACCCACAAGGAACTTTACAATCGGTAATGAATCAAATGGAAAAGTCTAAAGCATTTATTGGTATTGGTAGTGGACTTTCTTGGTTATCTTGGGCATTGGGAACGAAGACTGTTTTAATTAGTGGTTTCTCTGAAAAATGGGCAGAGATGCAAGATTGTGTTAGAATCGGTGCTCCTCAAGGAAAATGTTCGGGTTGTTTTAATAGATATCGATTAGACGCAGGTGATTGGAATTGGTGTCCTGACCACAAGGGAACTGAAAGACAATTTGAGTGTACCAAATCAATAACTTCAGAAATAGTAATTAAAGAATTAGAAAAGTTCTTATGAAAAAAGTTTGGGTAAATGGTTGTTTTGATGTTTTACATCATGCTCATTTTAAGTTATTAGAACACGCAGCATCATTTGGTGAATTACTTATTGTGGGTATAGATTCCGATAAACGAGTTAAAGAACTTAAAGGTGATGATAGACCCTTTCATACTCAAGAAGAAAGAAAGTATAACTTAGAAAGAGTAAAGGGTGTTAAACGAGTTGTAATTTTTGATTCACCCGAAATGTTAGAAGAATTGATAAAAACATTTGAACCTGATGTATTTGTAATTGGTTCTGATTATAAAGATAAACCAATCGTTGGTGGTCAATATGCTAAGTCAATTGTGTACTTTAATAGAATAGAAAATTTTAGTACTACAAAGATATTAAGTAATGAGTAGAATATTATTAATAGGAGAACAATGTGATGATATCTTCATTTATGGAGATACACCAAGACTTTCACCCGAAGGTCCTGCTCCTGTATTTATTCCAACGAGAGAAGTTTACAATGGTGGAATGGGAATGAATGTAATGGGTAATTTAACAGCATTAGGAGTTGATGTAGATTTTGAACATCAACAATCTCCAATCACAAAGACAAGACACATTCACGAACCATCAAACACTTTACTTCTAAGAATTGATGAAGAAAAAAATATTGATAACATAGGTGATAGATTACCTAAGTTAGATTTTTGGGAATATCAAATGGTTGTAGTTTCAGATTACAACAAAGGATTTCTGACCGAAGAAGATATAGCATATATTGGATTCAAACACCCAAATGTAATTTGTGATACAAAGAAAAAGTTGGGTGATTGGTGTAAGGATTTACGATTCATAAAACTCAATCGAACTGAATTTGAAAATAATAAAAAATTTATTGAAGAAAACGATTGGATTTTAGAAAAGTTAATAATTACATTAGATAAAGATGGATGTATGTACAAAGGTACATCATATCCAACTGAAAAAGTAGAGATAATGGACATCTCAGGAGCAGGTGATACTTTTGTAGCAGGATTTGTGAAAGAGTTCTTAGATTCCGAAGATGTTTCAAAATCAATACAGTTTGGTAATCGTTGTTCAACACAAGTTGTACAAAGGAGAGGTGTAACAACAATAGATTACGAAAATTTATAGTTTATATATTTATATATGAATATTCAAAAACAATTAATTAATTTATAGTCATATGGCACAAGAAACAAAACAAATTGAATTGGTAACGGTAACCTTAGATGAGGGTGTTGTTAATCCTATTGTAGAAAAGAACAATACACTAAATCAAATGGTTAGTTCTTTTGGTCAATTGTATATTCGTGAGAAGGAATTAAATGAAGAATTGGAATTGTTACATAGTGATAGAGAAAAACTTGAGAGTGACTTCAAATCAGAAAACGAAGAAATGAGAAAAATGGTTGCAGTCCTTGAGAAGGAATACCCAAGAGGTCAATTAGACTTACAGAAAGGTACTATTACTTATAATCCTGCTATTTTAGAGCAGATTAAAAATCAACAATCTCAACAAGAGATTCCTGCAGAAGAATTACCAAAAGAATAAAATCGTATATTTATATAGTACAAACACAATAGTACTATTATAATGAACGAACTATCTCAATTCTTAGTAGAGAGTATATTAGGGGAAGCGGACAGTGTAGACAACAAAGTTGTGGTTTACTCTGGTCGCTTTCAACCTTTTCATAAGGGTCATTATGCAACCTACCAACATTTAGTAAAAAAGTTCGGAAAGGACAATGTTTATATCGGTACATCTAATAAAACCGATAATGATAAATCACCTTTCAACTTCAAAGAGAAGGTGATGATTATTACTAAGATGTTTGGAATTCCACAAAACAAAATCGTTCAAGTTAAAAATCCTTACGCACCAAAAGAAGTACTAAATAAGTTTGACAAAGATACAACGGCATTCATTACTGTTGTAGGTAAAAAAGATGCAAGTAGATTGGGTGGTAAATACTTTACACCTTATAAAGATAACTTAGATTTTGAAGGATATGAAGGTAAGGGGTATGTTTATATTGCACCTCAACAATCTAATCCAATTAGTGGAACCGAAGTTCGTAAAGGATTATCATCAGGTTCAGATGAAGATAAAAAGGATTTCTTTACCAAACGAGCATATCCAAAGTTTGATAAAAAAGTATTTGATTTTATAACCAATACATTAAATGAAGAATTTACTATTCCAAAAGAGGTGGTAGAAAATTGGTTAGTTCAAAATCTTGATTTAATCAAAGAAGCATCATCAACTATGGGTAAAACCGCAGTAGATGATGGTCCAAACTTTTTATTCCCATCATATTCAACATTTGATAAAGTTTCTCAAAAGAGAGCAGAAGAAATAGGATATAGTGTTTTATCTCAAATTATGAGTGATGAACTTACCGATATTGACCCACATCCAATTTATCCTGATGGACCTGTAAAGGCAGTAACCCCATACCCCGCAGGTGTTGCAGGTAAAACAACTGCAACTAACCAAAAAGATTTCTATGGTTCTAACGCATACAATAAATGGTTCAAGCATGTAACACGAGTTGCTGGATTAGTTGGTTATTCACTTGTTGACTTTATTGAATTAGAAGATGATAGAGAAGAATCATTAAAAGATTTGAATAAAGAAAAGGGGGAAGTTGGGAAATCACTACATGAAACATATAAGACCACAAATATAGATACAACTATTAATTGTGAAAAATGTAGTCATAGTTGGGAAATTGATATTAATGATACCGAAAAATATCTATGCCACAATTGTGGATTTGATAACCAATCAAAACAATATAATCTACCAGCATTAGAACAATGGAAAAAATCTCAAAACATAAATGAGGATATCAATCTTCCAGTAAATGTAGGTGATACAATTCTAACAGGTAGATTCAAAAACAAAAAGACGGTTGTTAAATCAATTGGTAAAGATGAGTATGGTATGCCAACAATTAATGGTAGAAAGGTTGTAAACTTTAGAATCTTAAAAGAGGGAACAATCAATGAAATCCCAATGGCAGATTTGGTTAAGATTGACCAATACGCAGATAAACAACTTAATCCAGTTGATGTGGTTTTAACTGATAAACATTTCTTCGATAGATTAACCGACCCAAGAAATAAGAAACCAATATCATCAGCAGAACTAATCGGATTTTTCAAAAGATTGGGAAAGAAGAAAAAAGAATTTGTTAATTTCCTTAACTTATATGGACAAATTGTAGCAAAAGATAATAGAAGTAAAATCAATATTCCGTTTATGAAGCAGGCAAATAAAGTAATTGCTAAAACGGTAATGAGAAAAGATGATTTCAAAACTTCTTCTCCTGAATATAAATTCGAACAATTAGCAAAGGGAATGGATATTTACGATATTGCAAATATGCACAAGGTAGATATTGATGATTTAGATAAGGAATTACAAATGGGTATTAATGTAGAAATGGAACACACTTCTGATAAGAGTGTTGCAGAAAAAATCGCATTAGACCATCTTTATGAAGACCCAAAATACTATACCAAACTTGCTACTATTGAAGAAGAAGTAAATAGTTTTTTCTATATGGATTTCAAAAAGTGGGCATATAAAAATAGAGCAAAAATCAATAAAATGGATTATGAAGATAAGATTGAATTCTTATCAGATAAATATATGAAAGACCATGGAAAGTGGCATAGAGGAGAAAGTCCTGATTATATTGGTGCTGAGTTAGTTCACTTATTGGCAAAAGATAAAATTATTAAAGAAAATATTGATTCAAGTAAGTTCAATAATTTTGCAGATGGTAGAGGTGATGGTGCTGAAAAAATATCTAATACTGCAAAAGAAAAGGGGGGTGATTCATTATTGACACATCATCACTTTAATGTAAAACTTCCATACTATGAAAAGGCTGCAAATGGAAACTTTGATTTAGAGTCTGCCAAAAAAGAATTTGAAGAAACTCACTCAAAGATTAATTTCAATATGGATGATATTGAATTTCAAGAAGAGATGGGTAGATTGGAAGTGTTAGGTGAGTTAATTATTAAATATGGTTCACTTTCTGAATATGTGATGTTTAAGAGTAACATACAATCAACACCAGATAGAGAAAGTTTAGGAGATGATGAATTGGATGAAATTGCTCCACATGGATATCCAGACCAAAAATGGATAGATGACCATGAAAAAGACTTAAAGAAATTAAGAAAGAAATTTAATAAAGAACCAAAAGAGAAATACTACGAACCTGCATTAGGTGGTGGTATTACTGAATCATTGATTTTGGAAGGAGGTGCGTATGGACATATGAATCACCCATTCGATACCGAAATCAATTTAACTTTTGGACAATTAAAAGATATTGTAAATCGTGCTTTAGAAGGGAACTTGGAATTAGCAAGAGAAAAGACCGATGGACAAGCATTAGCAGTTAGTTGGAGAGATGGAAGATTAGTTGCAGCAAGAAACAAAGGACATTTGAAAAACAAAGGGGAAAATGCTTTAGATATCAATGGTGTAGCAATGAAGTTTGCGGGTAGAGGAGAATTGGAAAAGGCATACAACTTCGCAATGAAAGATTTAACCCAAGCTATTTCAAAACTTTCGGAGAAACAAAGAGAGAAAATCTTCAAAGGTGGAGCATGTTTTATGAATTTAGAAGTTATCTATCCAACTTCTGTTAATGTAATACCTTATGGTCAAGCACTACTTGTATTTCATGGGACTATGGAATATAACGAGGAAGGAATCGCCATTGGAGAAAATCAGGAAGCGGCAAAAATACTCGCAGGAATGATTAAACAAGTAAACGCAGATGTACAATCGGCATACACAATCCAAGGACCTCCAATCAATGAATTACCTAAATCGAAAGATTTAGCAAAATTAAAAGGAAAGTATAACTCACAGATATCAAAACTTCAATCTAAGTTTAAGTTGAAGGATACTGATGGAATAGCAGATTATCATCAGGCATTTTGGATGGATTTCGTAACTAAAAAATCACCATCTAAATTAGATAATAGAACTCTAATGGGATTGGTGAAGAGATGGGCATTCTATGATAAATCATTCCGTTTGGATAAGAATAACATTACTGATGAGAAAACTTTAGAATGGGCAAAGGGAATTGATAAGAATGACCATGCTAAGATGGCTAAGGATAACATCAGACCATTCGAAGATATCTTCTTAGGTATCGGTGCAGACATCTTATCCTTTATGAGTTCAGTACTTGCAGCAAATCCTGATAAAGCAGTTAGGGATATGAAGAAAAGGTTAGACCAAACTATTAAAGATGTAAGAAAATCAGGTGACCCAAAAAAGATTACTAAACTTAAATTAGAGTTAGAACGATTAAACGCAATTGGTGGGAAAGATAAAATTGTACCAAATGAGGGAATTGTATTCGTATATGGTGGAAAAACTTTCAAACTAACTGGAACCTTCGCACCTCTTAATCAGATTCTTGGGTTATTTTACGAATAGTAAAAAACTTAATACTTATATATATGGATATATAAGTTACGATTTATGAGTGAGAAAAAATTCAATAAAAAATTCATGCACCCAACTCGTAGGAAGTTGGTAGATATGGTTCACAATGGTGAATACCAAAAAGATACTCAAATTTCTCTTTCTGATGTAAAAGAACAAACTAAACGAAATGTTGGTGATGTTTGGGAAGAAAATGGTGTGATTTGGGAACAAAAGTCTTATGGTAGGGTAAAACAATCAAGAGCATCATCTGAGTTATCAAAAGTAAGACAATACTTAGAAGAAAAGTCTAAGTGTAGGGCAACTGATTGTGATTCCAAAAAATACTCTAACTCTGATAAAACTTTAATAAGTAAAACAGGATTTTGTTCTGTTTGTTTATCTAAACGAGAACAAATTATAAAATTAGATGGTTTGTGGAAAGAGTATGAGGAATATAAGATATACTCAAATATGGTAGCACATGGAACGGATGTTTTACAAAAATGGAATCAAGCATTGAATGAAGTCAAAAATATTCATGAATATGTAAATGATGATGGCTCACTTGAAAAGTGGTCATCAAACGAAGATGTTCAGACATTACGAGAACAAATCGAAAAAGACATTGAAAATGGTAAGAAAGAACTTACCGAAGTTATTGAAAAGAGAAACTCGGCATACGAACTCTTAAAAGACAAAAATTACGAATTAGTACAACCTTTGTAAAATGAATAATAGTAATACAAAAATATATTTAATATTGATTGTAATCTTAGGATTTGTAGGTTATAATCTAATGGTAATGCACGATATCCAAACGGATGTTGCTGCATTCGATGAAAAGATTGAAGAGATTCAAAGTGATATTGATTCAATCGCAGTTGCCAACGATGAGTTGGATATGAAAATAGAATCGTTACATTCAGAGATAGAACTAATCGATAGTGATATTGATAAAGTACAAAATAATATTACTACGATAAAAAACAAAACGAATGAAAAAGTTAATAATGTTGATGTTCTTACTTTCAACGAGCTTGTCAAGTTTTTCACAGACCGTTACGGAGAGGGACTCGGTAGTGAAACTGGAGGTTCCGATAGTAAGACTGGTAATTAAGGATTTAGTAACTTTTGATGGTGTTAAACTTCAATTAGTTGAAACCAAAGAGTTGTTAAAATTATCTAATGATAAAATTGTATTAAAGGATAGTGTAATTACTAATCTGAATGGTAAGGTACTAAACTTAGAGGGTATCATTCAGAAAAAAGATGAACAATTTGGTTTAGAAAGTCAAAAGTCTAAAGAATTAGAAAAAGAATTAAAAAGACAAAAGAGAAATACCTTCCTATGGAAGTTGGGAACTTTAGCAGGAGGATTACTTAGTTTATTTTTTGCAGCAGGTGGATAATTGATGTATGGCACAGAAAAAAACATTAAAAGAAATTATAAAGGAAGAGTACCAGAAGTGTGCATCAGACCCTATATACTTTATGAAAAAGTATTGTATGATACAACACCCAGTTCGTGGTAAAATTCCTTTTCACTTATACCCATTCCAAGAAGAAACTTTAGACCAATTCACAGAACACAGATATAATATCATTCTTAAATCAAGACAAACTGGTATATCTACTTTAACTGCAGGATTCTCCTTATGGAAGATGTTATTCAATCAAGATTTTAATGTTCTTGTAATTGCAACTAAACAAGAGGTTGCTAAAAACTTGGTAACAAAGGTTCGAGTAATGAATCAATATTTACCAAGTTGGTTAAAATTAACAACCATAGAAGATAACAAACTATCCCTACGATATGCAAATGGTTCTCAGATAAAAGCAACTTCAGCAGCAGGAGATGCAGGTCGTTCTGAAGCACTATCCCTACTTGTATTTGATGAGGCAGCATTCATCGATAAGATTGAAGAGATTTGGGTATCAGCACAATCTACCCTTTCAACTGGTGGTAACGCAATTATCCTTTCAACACCAAATGGTGTGGGTAACTTTTTCCACAAAACTTGGGTAGGTTCTGAAGAGGGAACAAATGGATTTAATCATATTAGACTACATTGGTCAGTTCATCCTGAAAGAGACCAAAGTTGGAGAGATGAGCAAGAAACATTATTAGGACCAAAAGGAGCAGCACAAGAATGTGATTGTGATTTTGTATCTTCTGGAGATTCCGTAATCGAACCACAAATACTTCAGTTCTATAAAGAAACTTATGTACAAGAACCTTTAGAGAAAACTGGATTTGATGGTAACTTATGGAAATGGCAGTTTCCAGATTATACAAAATCTTATATGGTAGTTGCCGATGTTGCGAGAGGTGATTCATCGGATTACTCTGCTGCTCATGTCATTGATGTAGAAGATTCGGAACAAGTTGCAGAATATAGAGGTAAGTTAGATACGAAAGATTTTGGAAACTTCTTAGTAGCATTAGCAACTGAATATAATAACGCACTATTAGTAATTGAAAACGCAAATATTGGTTGGGCATGTATTCAACAAGTTATTGATAGAAACTATCCTAACTTATACTACATGAGTAAAGATTTGAAATATGTAGATGTTGAAAATCAACTTTCAAATAAATATAGAGCACAGGATAGGGGTATGGTTGCTGGATTCTCAACAACAGCAAGAACTCGACCTCTAATTATTTCTAAGTTAGAAGAGTATGTAAGGGAAAAATCAATCATCATTCGTTCAATCAGAACTATTGAAGAACTATTTACATTTATATGGTTAAATGGTAGAGCAGAGGCAATGAGAGGATATAACGATGACCTTACAATGTCTCTTGCTATTTCACTATGGGTAAGAGATACCGCACTTCGTTTAAGACAGGAGGGTATTGACCTAACTAAACAAGCAATTAACAGTATTTCATCTTATACTTATAGTGGGGTATATGGTGGAAATGATAACGATGAAAACCCTTGGCAAATGCAAATCGGAGATGACTCTGAAGATTTAACTAAATGGTTATAAAATAAAAATTTTATATTTATATAGTATAGGTTAATTATAGGAACTAAGCATGGAAAATTATTCTGAAGAACTTTACAAAGAATTCAAGTCATTTTTAGATGAAGGTATCGAAGAGTATGATGTAGAAAACTACCACGATTTGAAAGAGTTTATCCAATTTCTAAAAAACATGAAAGAGGATGTTAATGAAGCAGAATATCAAGGTAGGGAAGTAAAACTTAATAAACCAATGCAGGGTGATGTTAAGAAGTTCAAAGTATATGTTAAGAATCCAAAGGGAAATGTTGTAAAGGTTAACTTCGGACATGGTGGTTCATCTGCAAAAAAGGCAGGTGAGGAAACCATGAAGATAAAGAAGGACAATCCTGAAAGAAAAAAAGCATTTAGAGCAAGACACAACTGTGATAGTCCTGGTCCAAGACATAAGGCAAGGTATTGGAGTTGTAAAGCATGGTAAATAAATAAAGGTTATAAAATAAGGAAACAAAATGGCAGAACAAAACAATAGTTCATTTTTTAATCGATTAACGAAACTCTTTTCTACCCAAGCAATCGTAAAGGTTGACAAGGATGGAAAGAGAAAAGTTGTTGATATAGATGATAGGCAACAAGGTGGTACTAACCTTATGAACATAAGAGATAGGTACACCAAACTACAAAGGTCTTTTTATGGAGACCAGATGGCAGCTCAATCGATGGCATACCATCAAGTTCGTAGAGAACTATTCAGAGATTATGATGCAATGGATAATGACCCAATTATCTCATCGGCATTAGATATATACGCAGATGAATGTACACTTAAAAACGAATTCGGTGAAGTTGTACAAATCAAATCAAAAAACGAAAAAATAAAAGAAATTTTAGAAAACCTTTTCTATGATATTCTTAATATTGAGTTCAACCTTTGGTCTTGGACTCGTAATATGGTTAAGTATGGTGATTTCTTTTTACTACAAGAAATACAACCAGGTGTTGGTATTATAAATGTAAGACCACTTCCAGTTTATGAATTGGAAAGAATAGAAAATACTGACCCAAATAATTCAAATTATGTAAAGTTCAAATTAAACCATGACCCCGCAGGAAAAGGTGAATATGAAAACTATGAAGTAGTACATTTTAGATTATTATCTGATACTAACTTCTTACCATATGGAAAGGCAATGATTGAAAATGGTAGAAGAATTTGGAAACAAGTTTCTCTTATGGAAGATGCTATGTTAATTCATAGAATTATGAGAGCACCCGATAAGAGAGTTTTCAAAATTGATATTGGGAACATTCCACCACAAGAAGTTGATAACTATATGCAGAAGATTATCACCAAAATGAAGAAAACTCCATTTGTGGACAAAAAGACTGGTGATTATAACTTAAAGTATAATATCCAAAACCTAACTGAAGATTTCTTCTTACCTGTTAGGGGTGGTGATAGTGGTACTGAAATTGATTCATTGGGTGGATTGGAATACACAGCAATTGATGATATCGATTACTTAAAAAACAAACTATTTGCGGCTCTTAAAATTCCAAAAGCATATTTGGGATATGATGAGAATGTAAATGGTAAAGCAACTCTTGCTGCAGAAGATGTAAGATTCGCAAGAACAATCGAAAGAATCCAAAGAACTCTTATTTCAGAATTAACTAAGATTGCAGTAACTCACTTAGCTGCTCAAGGTATTGACGGACCTGAAATGGTGGACTTTGAATTAGACTTAGTAAACCCATCTACGATTTATGAACAAGAAAAAGTAAATCTTTGGAGTGAGAAAGTTAGATTGGTTTCCGATATTCAACAATTAAATATGGTATCTAAAGATTGGGCATACAAAAATATATTTAACTTTAGTGAAGATGAGGTTGATTTCCAAAAAGAGCAACTTATCAATGACCTTAAAGATAGATTTAGATATCGTTCAATTGAAGATGAAGGTAATGACCCAGCAATGGAACAAGACCCAACTGATGTTGAAGATGAATTAGAAGAATTAAAAACTGAACTAAAAAACAAAGGTGGTAGACCAAGAGAGGGAAACACCTATGGAAAAGATAAACATCCTTATGGTAGAGACCCTTTAGGTAAAAAGGAAAATCAAAAAGCATTATCAAAGACCGAATCAAAAATTAGTAAAAGAACACAAAAAGTTGCACGGGAATATGTTAATGGGGTTTCTTCAAAACGAAAGTTGATGAGTGAAAACGGAGACTTTTTAGATGACACAAATTTGATTGATGAATAAAAAATCAGGAAATAAAAATTAACTTATATTTATATACGATGTAAAGTATCGTATATTGATATATTATTATAGGATAAAAACACAATGAAGAGGGTAAAACATTCAAAATTTAAGAATACAGGTATTCTATTTGAACTTCTCGTAAGACAAATTACGTTAGAAGTTCTTAATGGTGATACTACCGAAAAAGCTAAAAAAATCGTAAGTGAATTTTTTAGTCCAAAAACAGAGTTAAACAAGGAGTTAAGATTGTACGAACTTCTTATGAAAGAAAAGTACAATTCTGAGTCAAGAGCAGAAAAGTTCATTGATACTGTTAATGAAGCACATAATCGTATTGACCAAAAACAACTTCATAGAGAAAAATATAATCTTATTAAAAAGATTAACGAATCATTCAATATGGATGAGTTCCTTTCTTCTCCTATTTCTAATTATAGAGTTTTAGCATCCATCTATAAGATTTTTGAATCTAAAAAGATGAATAACTATGATATTAAAGATGTATTCAATTCAAAAATTACCCTCATTGAATCAATCACATCAAATCCAGCAGTTAAAACTCAATCTAAAAAAGATAAATTAGTTGAATCCTATAAAAAACAAGATAAAGATTTAAGATTACTTACTTATAAAATTTTAGTAGAACAATTTAATAAAAAGTATTCTAACTTAAATGAATCTCAAAAATCTTTATTAAAAGAGTATATAAACAACTTAACAAACACAACTGGATTCAAATCTTATGTAGAGAATGAAATTCCAAATATTGTAAAAGAATTAAAATCAATCCAATCTAAAGTTAAAGATAAGGTAACTAAAATTAAGTTAGCAGAAACTGCATCGGTTTTATCTAAAACAAAAATTGGTAAATCGGTTTCTGATAATCATGTATCATCACTAATGATGTCTTATGAACTAATTAAAGAGTTGAAAAGTAAATTATGAACTTAAAGGAGTTAATTGAAGATTTAATTGCAGAAATAGAGCAAGAAGAATTAGAAGTTGATGAAGCAACCACTACTGGTAATGTAGCAGGTTATAATACTCCTAATGCTTTCGCAGACACCGATGGAACTGATGATGAGGCAGAAGCAGATGTAGACCATATTATTAAGGTGAGTGGTTATAGTAAAGTTAATGAAAATCGTTGGCATGAGTTGAGAAAATCTGAAGGAACTCCAAAACAAAAAATAGGAGTAGGAATCAGAAACATAAACAAACAACTTAGTGAAATGGAATCTTTCTTAAACTGGTATGGAAAAATCAAGAAAGAAAGTGGACTGAGTTCAGACCAACAATGGAAACGAACTAAAAGTCATTTATTCAAAATAAGAGAAAGACTAAGAAGGATGGCAACATCTATATCCGAACTATAATTAGGAAGTAAAATTATGAGTATTACCAGAGAGCAATTAAAAAACATAGTTAAAGAGACTTTGAAAGAAGAATCTGAATATCAAGTATTTTTTAGAAAAGCTTTAGAAAAAGCAGGAAAATCTATTCCATCAATGTCTGATGAAGAAAAGAAAGAGTTCTTTAATAAGATTGATAAAGCATGGAATGGAAAAGGTGAAAAGAATGAAGGTAATGCTTTCGGAGCAGCAGTAGTTGCTGCAAAAGAAAAGGGTGAAGATGAATTCGAAGTTGATGGTAAAACTTACAAAGTTGAATCAGTAGTAAACGAAGATGCTAATATGAACAAAAAGGTTAAACAACTTTTAGATAAAAATCTAAAAGAGTTAACTAAAGGTAAACCAAATCATCAGTTTGCAGTAATGCATATTTTGATGGGAGCATTGAGTGATGCTAATTTCCATTCGGAAGCTAAGAAAGTTGCAAAACTATTCCCAAGAGCAAAATATGAGGGTGACCCGATGGCAGCTAAGGATGTTGAAGAATACTACCACTATGAGTTGGGACCGGATGTTGCAAATATTTGTAAATGGGATGGCAAGGATATAGTGATGGCTATGGGATTCTATGTATCAATGACTATCGGCAGACCCGTTGGTGAAAAAGTTGAAAAATTAGTTGAATCAGTAAACGAATCAGCTAGTTGTAGTTGTGGATGTGGTGGTTGTTCTGAATCAGTAAACGAAGCAAGAACTGTATCTAAACCTATCAAAGTAGATGATGATACTATGGTTCAAATCGTTGGTGATAATAAAGGATTTAGAGAACTAACGGCGGCTCTTAACCCTAAAACAGGTAAACCTATTCAAAAGTTTGGATATGAAAGAGGTAATGAAATTGCTGATAGTAAAGAAGAATTGATAAAAAAATTACAAAAAAAATATGGTAAATCAATCAAGTTTGAATCAGTAAACGAAGCAAAGAACGATGACAAATATGTAGTAATTGATTTCCATGAAAAGGGTGGTGGATTTGTAATGACTAAACCTGGTTCAAAAAAAGATGCAGAGGATAGTGCTCGTAGTATTAGAAAAGGTAGTGATATATCAAAACGAGAAGTATTAAAGGTTTCCGATGCAAGAAAGATTCGTGGATTGGCAGGTAAAAACTACTTAAACGAAGCAGAGAACAATCCATATAATTTTATGCTCGCAAAAAATATGAACAATTTGATGAAGGGTAGAAAAATTAAAAATGTAGTTTATGGAGACCCAGGTTATGCTATTATTTTGGATAATGGTAAATTTGTTCTAATTAATGGACATAGAGCTCGACCTGGAAAAGAAAAAGAACTTGAATTAGAATCAGTAAACGAAGCAAGAGTTTCAATAGAAGCCGCTTCGGTTGCAAATCTAACAGGTACTCGTAATCTAGCAGTTCAAGACTTTATTGATGCACATAATCTTGATGCAAGAAAACTTTACAAACATATAAAGAGTGGTAGTCTAAAAGATAGAATGGAGTTCGTAACTGCACTTGCTGGTAAACCAGGAAATCCTATTCAAACGAAAGTAATCAAAATGTTTGGTGAATCGGTAGTAAACGAAGGATTTTCTACTGAAGAGAAAAGAATCGTAATGATGGCAGTTAGAAAACTTGCTAAGTATAGAAATGTACCATTAGATTATGCAATCAATGATTTATTAGGTGCAGGGCAAGAGTTGGAAAGAGATATTAAAAAAGGTAAAATTAAATAATAACTACACTAATTCTATAAAAAACTTATTATTTTCTTTAGTTTTTTATGGTTTTGTAAATTTCTATATATTTATTCGTAATAACACACGTCTATGTGTGTTCATTGGTTTATGAATACTCACCTT